CCGAGGTTGACACCTGTTCACCACCGGGCAGACTGCGGGAGGTTCGAGGATCTCCCATCCTGAAAGGAGTCTCTGATGCGTTTTCTTTCGTTGCTCGTGGTGCTGCTCGCGTCGTCGGCCGTGGCCCAGGACACGGTGATCGTGAGCCGTCGCCCGGTGACGGTCGTGCAGTCGTCGGCCCAGGACGCGGCCGTGGTGCTCGCCCGCCGCGGGGCGCTCGTGCATACCGGCTGCGGCCAGACCGAGGGCATCGGCTTCTCGACCGTCTCGGCCGATCACGCCAAGCGGTCGTGTTGCTACTGGGGCCGGCGGACGCCGACGGACATCGGCATCGCGTGGAGCCCGCTGCGTCGCGGCTGGTTCGCGGTCGTGAGGTATCGCTGATGCACGACTTCTCGCCGGTCACCGCCGTGCTGGTGTTCGCCACGTACGTCGTCATCGACGTGCTCTATGCGGCGTACATCATCGCGGTCGGTGACCGGCGGGCGGTCCGCGCCGCGGCCTTGTCCGCGGTGATCTACTCGCTGCTCGCGTACGGGGTGGTGACGTTCTCGAAGAACATCGCGTACCTGGTGCCGCTGTCGGCGGGGGCGTTCGTGGGGACGTACGTGACGGTGCGGTGGCGGGGCGAGGCCGCAAAGCCCGTGCTCACCGACGAGGAGCGTGGCGTGCTGGGCCGCGTCGCAGACGATGCGGGCTATCGGCAGCTCGGGTGGACGGAGCGAGTGGTGCGGGGATTGCTGGAACGGTTGAGGTGAACGGCAGAGATGAATGGCAGCGAGCAACGGAGACAGCAACCATGACAAGCAACGACGAGCAGTCCATTCCATCGCGTGGTTATGAGCGCGGTCGCATCTGTTCAGTGCCAGACGATGACCCGGTAGGGTTTGCCATTCTTGGGCTGTTTTTGTTTCCGTTTGCAGTGTGCGGCATGGCTATTGTGCTTGTTCTTCTTGGCTGCGTTTTGGCGCACGCATTCCATGGTGCGATCTGGCTGGTGCGCCTCATTGCTGAAAACTCATAACGGCCAGGATCAGCGGCTCGCAGCCGCAGGAGGACGAAATGATTTCAGACGTTGACGCGAGTCCGCTGCATCCGGTGGTTAGCCGAGAGTGGCGGCTCACGCCCGCATACATTGAGGTGCTGCTGCACTGCCATTGTCATTGCAGCGATCTTCCGAACAGGGACGCTCCGGTGGTGGTCGATGCACTGCGGGACTTTATGCGTCACGGGCTGATCGTCTGGAGCGACCGTTTCGATCACGGTTGGCAGACGACCGCTAAGGGCAAGGCACTTGTCGAAATGCTGTGCAGGACACCGCTGCCCGTCGATGTGCTGCAAGACCCAAGAACGGGCGAGACTGTCGGCTAACCAGTGAGTATGCGGTTCCCGATAGCCGCCCCCGTGCCGCATAACACCCCGCCGATTCCGCGCCGCACGGCCGCGTGACGCTGACCGCCGCCGCTATCAGTGCGGCATAGCACACCCGTCGCCCCCGGCGACACGACGCGATTTCATGTCGCCGATCGGGCCGAAAGGCGACAGGTCCGCAGGGGTAAAATGGCGGTAAGGAGACCCCGCCATGCCAGCGTATCTCGACGACGAGTTCTTTGACGAAGTCGACGACGAGCTGAACGCGGCGGATCAAGTCATCTGGATGGAGTGGCTCGACGGGCCGATCGGTACGTGAACACTGGTACACTGGTGTTAGGGACGCGAATCCCGCGCCCCTCACCGGAGTGTGGCAGTGGCGACTACCGACGAAGTGCTCGACGCAGTTGCGGCGAATCTCGCCCAGCCGAAGCGCGCCCGCACCGACGCCGGTGAGGTCGAGCAGCACGACCTAGACAAGCAGGTCGCCGCGGCCCGGTTCGTGATCGACGCCCAGGCCCGCACGGTCTCGCCGTTTCGCTCGCTGCGGTTCGCGCAGATCGAATCCCCGGGGGCCATCGGCTGATGGGGATTCTCTCCGGACTGCTCGGGCCATCCCGGGCCAAGATGCAGAGCACGATCGCGACCCAGCAGGCCGCGATCGCGACGCTCGTGCGTGCGAAGTACGACGCCGCACAGACCACCGACCTGAACCGCCGGCACTGGGCGCTCGCCGACTACTACTCCGCGGACGCCGCCCTCTCCCCGGCCGTCCGGCAGCGGATGCGTGCGCGAGCCCGGTACGAGCTGGCGAACAACTCCTACGCTGCGGGCATGGCGTCCACCTGGTCGCACGACCTGGTGGGCACCGGCCCCCGGCTCCACCTGGATCTCGGGCCGGACGCCGACCCGGAGCTGGTCCGCCGGATCGAACTGGCGGTCTACGACTGGTCGGTGAACATCGACCTGGCGAAGAAGCTCCGCGTGGCCAAGCACGCGAAGATCGGCGACGGCGAAGTGTTCGGCGTGCAGGTGACCAACCGCTCGCTCCGGGGCGTGCAGGTGGACCTGCGGCTCATCGAGAGCGATCACTGCGTGTCGCCCACCGGCTTCCCTACCGAGACCGACGTGGACGGCGTCGAGTTCGACGACGACGGCAACCCGGCCCGGTATTGGTTCACCCGCAACCACCCCGGCTCGCTCACGCCCGGCTGGACGCTCGACGGCCGGTGGCACGCGGCCGACAAGGTCCACCACTGGTTTCACGCGACCCGCCCGGGCCAGCACCGCGGTGTGCCGGAGATCGCCCCGGCTCTCGAACTGTTCGCCATGCTGCGGCGGTTCACGCTCGCGACCGTGACGGCCGCGGAGACCGCGGCCGACTTCGCGGCGATTCTCAAGACGACCATGCCGGCCGACGGCGGCGGGGCCGCGTCGCTGGAGACGCTGGAGACCATGCCGATCACCCGGGGGATGGCGATCGCCGCCCCGGACGGCTGGGAGCCGGTGCAGATGAAGGCCGAGCACCCGACGAGCAACTACGACTCGTTCGTGCGTCGGCTCCTCAACGAGATCAGCCGCTGCATCGACATGCCCTACATCGTGGCCGCGATGGACTCGTCCACCGCGAACTACTCGTCGATGCGGGGCGACTACCTGGTCTACCGCAAGCGGATCTCGGTCGAACGCAACGACATGGAGCGGGTGTTTTTGGACCCGCTGCTTGTGGCGTGGCTGGAGGAGGCCGCCCTGGTGCCGGGGCTCATCCCCGACGGGCTGCCGCCGGTCGCCGAGTGGAACTGGACGTGGACGTGGGACGGGTTCGAGCACGTCGATCCGCTCAAGGAGGCCGACGCCGAGGCGGCCATGCTGGCCGCCAACACGACGACCATCGCCGAGGTCTGCCAGAAGCGAAACAAGGACTGGAGGCAGGTGCTGCGGCAGCGGGCCGTGGAGAAGACGCTGGAGCGTGAGTTGGGTATTTCGATGGGCGAGCCCGTCGCGGCCGACGCCGGCGACACCGACATCGAAGCCGCCGACGGCTACCGGCCGCCGCAGGCCGCAAGGTCCGCGGCCCGGCGCGGTCTGGAGCTGCGATCGAAATACGGCCGCGGCGGCACTGCGGTGGGCATCGCCCGGGCTCGCGACATCGCGGGCGGCCGGTCGCTCCCGCTGGACACGATCGCCCGGATGGTTTCGTTCTTCGCCCGGCACGCGGCCTACAAGGACAACCACGGCGAAGATCCGCCCTCCAACGCCGAGATCTCGTGGCTCCTGTGGGGCGGCGACGCCGGCCGGGCGTGGGCCGAGCGGATCTGGACCCGCGAGAACGCCGACGAGGAGCAGACCGCATGACGAACCGCATCACGCTGTCCACCGACCTGCGGATCGAGGCCGCCGAGGGCCGTGCCCCGACGTTCGAGCTCGTGGCCTACACCGGGGCTGCCATCCGGCAGACCTGGAGCCGGTCGCCGCTGGTCGTGGACCTGGCCGGCATGGACACCGCCAAGGCGTCGATCCCGATCCTGTGGTCGCACGAGCGGACGCTGGACGCCGTGATCGGCAGGAGCACCGAGATCATCAACGACGGCCAGCAGCTCATCATCCGCGGCGAGCTGCTCACCCAGGGCGAAGTGCCGGAGAAGATCGCCCAGCTGGCCCGGGCCGGCATCCCGCTGCAGGCGTCGATCGGTGCCGACGCCGCCAACATCGAAAACGTCAACGCCGGTGGGGCCGTGACCGTGAACGGTCGCGACTTCACCGGCCCCGTGTCTGTCGTTCGCGCTTCCGATCTCCGGGAGACGAGCGTGGTTCTGTTTGGTGCGGACGCCAGAACGTCCGCGGCGATCGCCGCCGAGGCGAATGAGGTGCTGACCATGAGCGACCAGCTCAACGAGAAGCCCGTCGAGGCCGCCGTGCCGCAGACGGAAGCCCCGGCGATCGTCGCCGTGGAACAGAAGC